CCGCGCCTCTATGTCACGACCCCGAGCCCCGACGTCCCCCAGCCGCGCTGCCTCACACGCCCCCTCGCCAAAAAGACTGAAAACCGTCTCCGCAACCTCTCCCACCTACCCCAGTCGGTAACCAAAGCCTACACCATCGATGAAGTACTCGACCACCCATTGCTCACAATGCTCCGCAATGTCAACCCTATCCATAACTCCTTCGACCTGTGGGAACTCACCGCCCTGTATCAGGAAGTTCATGGTTCCGCCTACTGGCTCGTCCCCGACGGACCCCTTGGCGTCCCCGAAGAAATCTGGATCCTGCCCGCACAAAATGTCATCCCCAAACGCACTCCCGATAGCCGCAACATCGTCGACTACTACCAATATCGTACCGGAGCCAGGGAACAACGCTTCAGCCCACGCGAAATCGTTCACTTCCGCTATCCCAACCCCCGCGATCCCTATACCAGCGGCCTGTCCCCTCTCCGCGCCTGCTGGGAACAGCAGGCGATCTCCTCCGACTTCGCCAGCTATAAAAAGGCCCAGTTCGAGAACCGCGCCATCCCCGATGCCGTCATCTACCCCGACGAAGCCGGCATGGGGGATGAGGAACGCGACCGCCTCGAGGCCCAGTGGAATTCCAAATTTCGCCGCGGCGGCGCCGGCAAAGTACTCGTTGCCGACCAGCCCATGAAAATCAATCTCTTGTCACAATCACTCGGCGACATCGCCTTACTCGCCGATATGAAGGCAACCAAGGAAGACATCGCCAACAGCTTCCACGTGCCGATTTCCTTCTTCACCACGAACACCAACCTCGCAAATTTGTTGGCCTCCCAATCCCAACATATGTCCCTCGCGATTTCCCCTCGCCTGGTGCGCCGAGATGAAAAGATCAACGAACAACTTCTGCCGCGTTTCGATCCCACTGGCCGCCTCTTTGTCGCCAGCGAAGACCCCATTCCCGTCGATTGGGAATCCACCATTGCCCAAAAAGAACTCGACCTCAAATTCGGCGTCGTTACCATCAACGAAATCCGCTCCGAACGCGGCCTCTCCCTCGTGCCATGGGGAGATACGCCCTGGCTGCCCCTGATGTGGGCCCCCTCCGACCTGCCCGAACGACCCAAGTATACACCCCACGACGGCAACCCCCAACGCGGCCGGAACAAAAACCCCAACCGCACCAAACCCGCATCGTAACCCTCTCGCTCCGCGAGAGGAGAGCGCCTGAAAACGCAAGGACCCCACCCGATGACATCCCCCCGCAACACCACCGAAGGGCCTCTCGGATTTCCACTCACCGACCGGCAAGCATTGGCATTAGACGCCGTCTTGAAGTCTCTTCCCAAAGACGACGCCTTCAAGTACCGGCGTTGCATCGTCGCCAAGGGACCAATCGAAGGCATGACTTCTCAAGGTGAAAGATCGGACGTTTCGTGGATCACCACCGAAGACCCCGACCGCGCCGGCGACGTTGTCATCTCACGAGGAATGAATGACAGCCAATTCCGGCAGAACTCCATCGTAACCTTGCAACACAACTACGACATTCCCCCGGTTGGCAAGTCAGTATGGCGAAAGTACATGATGCAAGGCGACATCGCCGGCGTGAAGGCGAAGACAATTTACCCTGTCAAACCGGACACCTGGAAAGGCGAATGGCGGGCAGACGTTGCCTTCTCTCTCGTTCAGGCCGACCTCCTCCGTGGCAAATCCATCGGACTTCTTCCAACAAAGGTTCACGTTCCAACGACCGAGGAATCAGCTTCAAAGCGCTGGGAAAAAGTCGGCATGGTCATTGACGAATGGATTTTGCTGGAATACGCCTGTGTCTACATCCCGGCCCAGCAAAACGCCGTTCTCGAATCCGTCAGCAAAGGGCTACAAATTCCTGACGACATCCAGAAGATTCTCGGCATTGATCTAACCGCCCCGCCGATCCCGGAGCCGGAGCCCGAAGCAGACATCCCGTTTGTCACCTACTCGACACTTGTAGACAAATTCGAAAAGGCGCTGGACCAATTCGACGTTGAAACGATGCTCGAAAAGGCCGTTCAAGAATACATCGACCGCAAGCGCGGCCGAGTGTAGAAGGTTTTCCCCCGGTTGGGTGAGGAGGGAAAAGTACGAACAAAAAGGAGAAACCATGACCCAAAACGACTACCCCCGACGCCCAGCCCTGATAGATCAGATTTACAACCACCACATCAGAAAAGGAGAAACCATGAGCAAACGAGGCAAATACTGCATTCGAATAGAAGACCCGCTACGGCCGACGCCGATATGCTGCTATCTCAGCGAGCGCGGCTTTCACACATGGAATCCCGACCGTGCGGCACGATTCGGCACCGTCGAAGAGGCCCAGGATGAACTAACGTATTTCCAGCACGACAGCAAGTATCGCTGGTCCATCCAAGAGTTTAAGACCGGCAAACCCGTAAACGAGGAGAAACCATGAGCAAGAACCAAGAAGCAAAACAAAAAATCATCGCCGAAATTCTCGAAAACCCCGTCTACATGCCAAATTCGGGAATGTATGGCATGTTGAAAGACGCATTATCCAAAATGCCACTTTACAACTTGCAAAACCTTGAACTAATACTTCGCCTTCAAACTCAAAATAAGCTGGACCTGAAAAAACAACCCCGTTAAACTCTACTCTCAAAGCTGTTAGGGTCCGAGCCTGGAGATGGACACCAAGCCATCAGGGTAACAAGACCTGGAAACAGACCTACCTTTCGTTACAGCCCGCAAATCAAGGAATCCGCAATGTTTCTCAAGTTGCTCAAAGAATGGAAAGGCAAACCAGCCGGCGAAAAGATCGAAGTACCCGACGAATTTGCCGAATTGCTCATTGAACAGAAGACCGCCGAGAAAGTAACCGGCGATCCGGTACAAGACCTGATTTCCAAATCCCTTGAGTCGGCGACCTCCAAATGGGCCGATTCGATGGACAAGGTTATCAACGCCACCTTGCAAAAGGTGATGAACGCCCAATCACAAGCCAAGAAGTTCTCCGTCCCGGCCCTCTTCGGCGAGGGTGGAGACGGCGATCCCAAGAAAAACTTTGGCGATTGGCTCATCAACGTAGGTCAGTCCAAATTCGCCAATTCCGTTGACATCCGGTTAGCTGCCCATAACCGACTGGAGAAAGTCTATGGCAGCGAATACAACCCGGTCCAGAAAGCAGCCCTGGCCGAAGGTTCGGGTGCAACTGGTGGTTACATTGTACCGCCGCAGTTTTACAATCAACTCCTTGCAGTTGCCGCAGAGGACAACGCTTTTCGACAAAATGCTTTCGTACAGCCAATGGCTTCAGCTACGTTCCAATTCCCTTACCTGGACATTACAACCGTCCAGAGCGCTGGCGTATCTCCGTTCTTCGGCGGTGTGCAAGCGTACTGGACCCAGGAAGCGCAAACCAGGACCGAAACCGAGCCGCAATTCAAAATGATGGAGCTAAAGGCTCAGGAATTGTCCGGCTACTCGGTCTCCAGCAACATCCTTCTACAAGACGCCGCATTCGGCCTTGAGAAGTTCCTTTTGATGCTCTTCGGCAAGGCTGTCGGCTGGTACGAGGAATACGCCTTCTTGCAAGGCAACGGCGTTGGTAAGCCGATGGGGTGCTTAAATGCGAACGCCAGCATTGCCGTAACCCGCAACACGGCGAGCCACTTCTACTTCCAGGACATCCCCAACATGCTCAAGAGCCTGTTGCCATCGTCCTACACCCGCGCTCATTGGTGGATTTCGCCGACCGTAGTGCAAGACCTCTTGCAGCTCAAAGACGGCAACAACCGGGCCTTGTTCGTCAGCATTGATCAAGGTGCTGTGAAGCCGCCGGTTTGGAAACTCTTGAATCTGCCGGTGCACATCACCGAAAAGATTCCGGCCTTGGGTACCAAAGGCGACGTGATGTTGCTTGACCCGACGCTCTACGTCATCGGCGACCGGATGCAGCTTGAAATTGCCGCCAGCGAGCACGTGAACTTCCTCAAGAATCAAATGACCTGGCGATTCGTGGAACGAATTGACGGCCGGCCGTGGCTGGAAACCTCAATCACCCTACAAGATGGAACGAGCACCGTGAGCCCGTTCGTCATATTGAACTAACCCGAATCTCGGGCCGGCGGGCAGTAATTATTCCCCAGCACCCGCCGGACCCCTTTTACTCTGAAAGGAAAAACAATGCCTTTTGCATTGGAACA